AACAATTCAAAACGCAGTGGGGGCATCGGCTGATCCCCGAACACGCCCACAAACACTTCGTGAAGCAGTTCAAAGACCTACATCGCTTTTGATCAATTCCAAGAAAAACAACAAGGCTACAAAGGACCCAGCCATGGGTCGTATGCTGCGTTTAGCAGGTTTAACAAAATAATTTGACATTATTTGACAATATTTATAGGAGGTTATATCAATGTCTATTGTAGAGAAATTGACTGAAGGTATCGTTAACCGCGATCTCTCGGCCGAAGGCGCTGCACTCATTAGTAAGTGGGAGCAGACTGGTCTTCTTGAGGGAATCGGTGACGATACTCAGAGAAACGGCATGGCTCGTTTGCTTGAGAACCAGGCAAAAGAGCTTCTCCGTGAGGCGTCCACCATGTCCGGTGGTGACGTCGAAGGGTTTGCAGCAGTCGCATTCCCACTTGTACGCCGAGTATTCGGCAACCTGATCGCTAACGATCTCGTCAGCGTTCAGCCAATGAGTCTCCCATCGGGTCTCATCTTCTTCCTGGATTTCACAACGTCGCCAGACGGTCCAGGTCTTCCGCGTCTTGGTTATCCAGACAAGCACACGACGCTTAGCACCACTGGTGAGGGTACTTCCCTTTACGGTGGTGGTCGTATCGGTGCTCAGATCACCGGTGGTGTTCTCCTCACAGGGAACGACGCCGAGCGTGGTCCATACGCACTGAACAACGGCTACTCGTCTCCAACGGGTTCCGTCACGATTGCTACAACTCTTCGTGCCTCGGGTACGGTTGGTGTTGGTGGTATGCCACAGTACAATTCGATTGATAACGTTGTTTCAATCAGCAAGTACGGTGGCGATGACGTTCTTCAGTTTGATCCTGATCTCACATCGGGTTCGGCTTGGGCAACTGCTACCATCCTGAAGTCTGCGTTGACAACGGGTCAGTTCAACTTTGACGATCTCGTCGCTCTTGAGTTCCCGCTTAATATTGGTCTTGATGAGCAGCTTGTCCGTCGCCTCACCCGCGAAGACAAGAACGATTCTGACAATGTTCTGCTGACTGTTGCTGCATCTGGTGCTGTTACAGCAGTTAACCTGGCAACACTTTTGAACGCTGCCGTGGCTATTAACGCCCCAATCACAGATAACTTCACTGATGGTGGACCGCTTGGTTCCGTTATCGGTACGTCTGAGTGGGGACTTGAGAACAACAAGAACATCCCAGAGATCGACATCAAGGTTGACTCGGTGGCTGTCACAGCTGTTACCAAGAAGCTCAAGGCTAAGTGGACTCCAGAACTGGGTCAGGACCTTAACGCATACCACAACCTGGATGCAGAGGTTGAGCTTACTCAGATCCTTTCTGAGCAGATTGCCCTTGAAATTGACCGCGAGATCCTTGAGGACCTCGTACGCGATGGTGCTGCTGGTATCCGATACTGGTCGCGTCACCCAGGTCAGTTCCTTGATCGCGAAACAGGTAATGTTTCGACGGTAACACAGGACTTCACTGGTAATGTCAGCGAGTGGTATGAGACTCTCATTGAGACAATCAATGATGTTTCGGCTCAGATCCACCGTAAGACTCTGCGTGGTGCTGCTAACTTCATCGTATGTTCGCCTGAAGTTGCCAACATCCTTGAGTTTACAGCTGGTTTCCGTGCAAACGTAACTGCTGACAGTGATCGTGGTGAGGCCGGCGCACTCCGCGTTGGTTCGCTTTCCAAGAAGTTCGACGTACTCGTTGATCCATACTTCCCACGCCAGCTGATCCTTGTGGGTCGCCGTGGTAGTAGCTTCCTTGAGAGCGGCTATGTGTACGCACCATACGTACCACTCCAGACAACACCAACAATCTTCGGTGTAGAGGACTTTGTACCTCGTAAGGGTGTCATGACCCGATACGCCAAGAAGATGGTTCGTCCGGATATGTACGGTCTGGTTGTCTGCCGAGGTCTTGAAGGCTAATTTAGCCTGACATAAGGTCAAAATAATGAAAGCCCCGCCTCTTTTGAGGTGGGGCTTTCTATTTAGTAAGAGTATATTCTGAGGATTCTTATATGGCGATTCCAAATCTAAACCCCGCATCCACTTCCAATTCAAACATTCTTCCAGTTACTGGAAATGCAGACAACGTAGGAGCCACCCTACCCTTTGGCATTTACGCACACTCAGCCGCTTTCTTGTCAGGTGCAGCTGATCAGGTGGCCTTTACTTATAAAAAGCTTGGCGGTGATGTCTTAGATATTGAGTTAGCCGAGGGCAATGTATATGCTGCGTATGAAGAAGCCTCACTAGAGTATTCCTATTTGGTCAACCTACACCAGAGCAAGAACGCTGCTGGTTCGTTGCTGGGAGCCACCACAGGGTCGTTTGATCAAGATGGACAGCTTGTATCTGGAAGTTCGCTAACAGGCTCAGATATTGCACTGAGATACCCTAAGTTTGATTACGGATATGTTCGTAGAGTTTCGGAAGGCCTGGCCACCGAAGCCGGTTTTGGTGGTACTGTACCGATATATTCAGGTTCTGTTACAAGAGTTGTCGGCGAGCAAGATTATGATTTGCAGACCTTGTTGTCATCGTCCTCTGCTAATGATACAGGTGTAGGATACTATGACCAAATAAAAGATAAGCGTATTATAGTGCGTAAGGTATTCTTTAAGACCCCGCGCGCTATGTGGAGGTTCTATGGTTATTACGGTGGATTCTCAGTTGTAGGTAATCTTCGGACATACGGACAGTATGCAGACGATTCTACCTTTGAGATTGTGCCAACCTGGCAAAACAAACTTCAGGCGATTGCTTACGAGGATGCTCTTAACGTCCGGGTTTCCCATTACTCCTATGAAATTCATGATAATAGACTTAGGATTTTCCCAAGACCTGATGAAACAAGTCCAGAAAACTTCTGGGTTCAGTTCACGATTGAAAATCAATACGATCCATGGGAAGAAAGTGGTCGCGGCAAAGTTGGAACCGAGGGTATTAACAATATCAATACGTTGCCATTTGAAAACATTCCATACGAAAATATGAATTCCATGGGTAAACAGTGGATCAGGCGGTTTGCACTGGCGTTGACAAAAGAGATGCTTGGTCAGGTTCGTGGCAAATTTGCAACTGTGCCAATTCCAGGTGAAAGTGTTACCCTTAACGCTTCCGAATTGCTCAGCCAGGCCAGAACTGAGATGGATCAACTCAGGGAAGAACTTAAGCTTGTGCTTGAAGAGACCACGTACGACAAGTTGGCTGCAATGGATTCAACGCTCCAAGACTCAGCAGCCAAGGTTCTGCAGAATGTGCCAGCTGGCATTTTTGTGGGGTAATTAGATGTCCCGTAGCAAGAGAACGCAAAAGCAGATTCAAGACAAACGCAAGCAACGATTTGATTACGTTGGTGATAAGGAAGTTGCCGAGAAACTCCAGGAAATTGAGTTTATGCCATCGTCTCTGGAGAACATTGACCGGGCGATGATTAGATATATAGACGAGGATCTGAACCTTTTCACCACCACAAATGAGGGTTTTAAGAAAGTACCAGTTCTTTGGGTGACAGCAGAGCGAGCGTTCCAAATTAAGCACAATAAAGACTTGCGTGATAAAGAAGAGACGCTGATCCTGCCACTCATCACAGTAAACCGCGTTAACGTGACAAAGGAAAACGATTTCCGTGGCTCTGTATTCGCTAACCTGTACCCCGAACCAGATGCTAGGGGTGGCACCATTACTATCGCACGAAGGATCAATCAGAAAAAGACAGCTGAATTCCAGAATGCTCTCTCCAGGAGAAAGTATGGAGAGAACAGGAATGTAACCAGCAAGATGGCCAATACCAATAAGAGGAATATGTCGACCGCAAAGACTGTGTACGAGACTATAACGATTCCAATTCCTACATGGGTTAAGGTATCCTATCAAATTTCGTTGCGAACAGAGTATCAGCAGCAAATGAATGAGCTAATCCGCCCCTTTATTACAACGCCTGGCAATTCCAGAATGCCAAAACGCATCTCCTCAGAAGGCCACTTCTACGAGGTCTTTATTGACGGAGGTTTTGCCAATAACTCCAACCAAGCAAACATTGGAATGGAGCAGAGAAACTACGAGACTGATATTAACATTGAAGTTTTGGGATACCTAATTGGCGAGGGTGAAAACCAAGAAAAACCTAAGATTGTCAAGAGGGAAAATGCAGTTGATATTAAGATCGGCCGCGAGCAGTCAATCTTTGGAGATATCCCCGAAAACATAAAAGACGGATTTTACAGAGAATAATTCTCTTCCTACTATTTAGCACTATTTACTTTGAACATTTTTGCAAATGTAGGAGAGAATAGCGAATGTCAATCAAGAATTACAGATTTGTATCCCCAGGCGTTTTCGTAAACGAAATTGATAACTCACAAACACCAGCTTCCCCAGCAGGTGTAGGTCCAGTTATCATTGGTCGCGCCGAAAAAGGACCTGCATTAAGACCAATTACAGTGAACTCGTTTGAAGAGTTCGTTAACGTTTTCGGCACTCCAAGCCCCGGAAACTCCAGCGAGGACGTATGGCGCCAGGGTGCCAACACTACAGCTACCACCTACGGCGCATATGCGGCTCAGGCGTATCTTAGAAACAGTTCTCCTCTGACTTTCATTCGTCTCCTCGGCGCCGAATCCGACACACCCGACGCAGGAGTTCAGTCTCCTGGCAGCGGCGGTGGCGAGGCTGGTTGGGACCTCGGTGGTAATGCTTATGGCCTCTTCTTGTTCCAGGCCGGTGATGGTTTTGATGTGACTGGTGCTCTTGCAGCTGTACTTTACGGAGAAGACACCGTTGAATTCGCTCTGTCCAGCTCGCAGCTTGCTGCTCCGTCCACCGCGGGAGGCGCCCTGACAGTTACTGGATCCCAGGCTGTTAAAGGCTCTGACTTTATTGTTGGTACTGTTGGTTCTGGAAATGATAGAGTATATAAGCTTGTTGTAACCGGCACAGCCATGGGCGAAGAGATAATTACTTTTAACTTTACAGAAAACGATTCCCGCTACATCCGTAAGGTTCTTAATACGAACCCACAGTTAACAAATGACGACATCACTGATGCCGCAAACAGAAAGACCTACTTCCTTGGTGAGACTTTTGACAGACACGTAGAAAATATCCTTGCGGTAGATACACCAACATTTGCAGCTGTTACAATTCTTAACCGTGGCGCTAGCTCCGTTTATAAGGGTGCAGATCACGCCGTACAGGTCAACGCTGCACAGACACCAGACGTTATCAGTTGCCGTCTTTCTCCGACCGATCTTCCAACAAAACTCTTTAAGTTTGTTGGACGAGGCGAGGCTGGTGACTGGACCAACAAAAACCTTAAGATCTCCATTCAGGACATTAAGCGCTCTACGAACAATGAGAGCGACTATGGCTCTTTCTCTGTTGTTATTCGCCGCCTAGGCGACAGTGACAATGTTGTAGAGGTCGTAGAGCAGTTTAATAACTGTAACCTAAACCCTAACTCTCTGGATTACGTCGCTCGTAAGATCGGTGATTACAGGGACACTTGGAACACCACAGAGAGGCGTTACGTCCAGGCTGGTAGTTACCCCAATAACTCGGCTTATGTCTACATTGATATGAACTCTGATGTTGATGCTGGTAACACAAACGCCGCGCTTGTACCATTCGGTTTTGAAGGTATCCTCAAGTACGAGGATGAGTCCAAGCTCGGTGATGCCGTACCTGTTGATGGTGATTTCGGTACCGGTAATTGGGTCACTGGGTCCGGTGGTGGTTCGTATAAGACCAATACCCTTCCTGTCACGGTGAGCAGCACCTTTATAATTGGTAACAACACTACTGGTGGTCTCACCTCTAGTGTCAGTTACCCACGGCCCGTGCTCAGAGGCAATGCATCGCAGGGTAATCTTTCAAACCCAACGGATGCTTACTTCGGACTGCAGACAAACCAGAGTGTCGGTAGCACAGTCTTTGCTAAGTCTACAATTGACTTGCTCCGACCGCGCGGTGGTATAGTTGGTGCGTTTGCTCCAATTACCGCTGGCAAAGCTGTCTTGTCCCCAACGTTCACGCTGGACGATATTGTCCCTGGCGGTACCTACACAACTGGGTCGCATACCTCTACATCACTGACAGCTGTATCTGGCGCTGTTTCAGGTGTACTTGACCAAGGCTATGATCGTTTCACGGTGCCACTCTTCGGTGGTAACGATGGATTGAACATTGTTGAAATGGATCCATTCACAAAGGCAGCCATGGCTACAAGCCCAAGCGATAACGGAGACTACGCCTTCTTCTCTATCAGAAGATCAATTGACGCGATCTCTGATCCAGAGGTTGTTGAGATGAACCTGGCCTCCATTCCTGGTCAGACTCAAGACGGACTCACAACACAGCTCGTTAGAACTTGTGAGGAGCGTGGTGATGCACTGGCAGTGATTGACCTTCCAGACGCATTCCAGCCCCGCGAGGATGGCACAGCTATTAACCGCCTTAACACACAGTCCACAATCACTACTCTGATCAACGGACTGCGAACTAGAGGTCTCAACACTTCTTATGGCTGCGCCTACTACCCATGGGTCAGGGCCCGCGACACCATTAACGGTTCATTCGTATGGCTCCCACCATCTGTTGCAGCTATTGGCACTATGTCCAACTCGCAGCGAGAGACACAGGTCTGGTTTGCACCGGCCGGGTTCAACCGCGGTGGGCTGACAGAGGGTTCCGCAGGTATTCCGGTTGTTGACGTAGCACACCAGCTGCGCCGCAAGGATCGTGACGACCTTTACACAGCTAACATTAACCCAATTGCTAAGTTCCCAGCAGAGGGTATTGTGATCTTTGGCCAGAAGACACTTCAGGTGACTCCATCGGCTCTGGATCGCATCAACGTTCGCCGCTTGATGATTTTTGTTAAGAAGCGTATCTCGCAGATCGCATCTGGCCTGCTCTTTGATCCAAATGTCTCGCAGACATGGAAGAGATTCACATCGCAGGTTAACCCATTCTTGGCAGACGTCAAGACGAACTTTGGTCTCTCTGACTTCAAGGTTGTCCTGAATAGCACGACAACCACACCTGATTTGGTTGATAGAAACATTCTCTATGCCCAGATCTTCCTGAAGCCAGCGCGCTCCATTGAGTTCATCGCGGTTGACTTTAACATTTCAAGAGCGGGTGCATCGTTTGACGATTAATAAAATGTGGGGAGTTCCGGCTCCCCACACTATATAATAATAGGATTAATAGGAGATCATATAAATGCCATTTTGGACAAGCGCACTTTCAGAACCAAGAAGAGGACATCGCTTTTTGCTTTCGTTGCCAAACCTAGTAGATGCCAACCAAGCCTTCAGCTACGAGCAGTACCTCGCAAAGGCCGTCACAAAGCCTTCGTACACAGTTACTGATACACCTCACAAGTTTTTGGGCAACACGTATTACTACCCCGGATCTGTAGAGTGGAATACAGTTAGCGCTACAATTGTTAATGCTATCAATCCAGACGGCAACCAGATTCTCTATGATGCACTTACGAAGTCGGGTTATCTTAAGCCAGACGTTCAGGAAGAGGTCTTCCAGAATCCAGCCATCGCCCCCGGAACTGTTAACAAGCAGGGTGCCGTTAATGCTCTCGGTAACGTTATCTTTGAGGAGCTGAACGGACAGGGTGGTCTTATTGGCACCTGGACACTTCAGAATGCCTTTATTACCAACGCAACATTTGGTGATTTAAGCTATGAAAATGATGGAATCCTTGACATTGGTATAACTTTCCGGTATGATTGGGCTGAGTACGAGTCGGGCCCAGCTGTCGCAGCTGTCACGGAACTTTAGTTAGAAAAGAGGTGACCTTTGTCACGAAGAAATAATTTAGAGCGGTTGGGTGCACCGCAATCAGAAGCACCCGCAACCAACACAGCAGATACATCAGATCTCTTTGCGTTTGTCAATCCAACAGAATTTGTTGAGTTGCCCTCAAAGGGTAGGTATTACCCCGAGGGCCATCCTCTATATGATCAGGCAGTTATTGAAATTAAGCACATGACGGCAAAAGAGGAGGATATCCTTACCTCGGAAGCTCTGCTTAAAAACGAAATGGCCATTGATCGTCTCCTTGAATCGGTAATCATTGACCCAACTGTTAAGGTGGGAGACTTGCTTCTGGGAGACAAGAACGCAATTTTGATTGCGGCGCGCATTACTGGCTTCGGCCCTTTCTATGACGTAGAGGCCACTTGTCCATCCTGCACCAAGAGATCTAGCTATACGTTTGATTTGAACGAACTCGGCCATGTGGAAGTTACTCTTGATGATAATGTCGCCGATGAGGGTAATGGAGTCTTTTCGTTTGAACTGCCAACCAGCCAGGTTCGTATTTATGTGAGGCTCCTTACTTCTCGGGACGAAAAGAAGATTCTTAAGCTTCTTACTAACCGGAAGGGTAACACAATCGCCAACCCCGTAACAGGATTATTAAAGTCTATTATAGTTGGTGCGAATGAGCACACTGATACTGCCACCCTCCATAAATTTATAGATCTTATGCCACTTCCAGATGTGAAACATCTGCGAACTGTCTATGAGACCATCAAGCCCGATGTTGACCTTCGTTTTGATTTTACATGCCCAGTGTGTAACGAAGAAGGAAAGGTAGGCATGCCAATGACGGCAGCGTTTTTTTGGCCTGACAACTGAGTATCAACAGGCCGTATACGAAGAATTCTTCCTTCTGAAACACCACGGCGGCTGGTCCTTTACTGAATTATACAATTTGCCCATTGCTTTGCGCCGTTGGTTTCTGGAACGAATGGCTGACGAGTTCAAGAAACAAAAAGAACAAAGAGAGAAAGGAAGAAGAACAAAGTAATTTCTTTCTTTTTTCAAACTATTTATATTTAAGTAGGACCCCTTTAGCATGAGTGAATTAGTAAAACAAACAATTAATCTAGACAATCTTGGCAAAGAATTGAATGAAGCAGTTTATAATCAGTTCGCCAACCAGGTAAGATCCGCGCTCCTGACGCTGTGGTCAATGGGTGTTCCAGTTCCCTTCAATTTGAGCGGCACTCAGCCACAAATTGACTCTTTTATGAAGGCACTTAATAGTGAAAAAAAATACATGGATTCATACATGAAAAACGGTCTCAACAACCCGAAAACTATGAGTTCTAAATACACTCTTACGAAGGCTGTGGAGCGATTTGAAACAGAGACTGGCTTACGGTGGCCATTTAAAAACTAGGAGTTTGTAAATGGCTAAAACCTTAGAACAATTACAAGCCGAGACTGCCGAACTTGAAAGACAGATCAGCCTAGGCAAAGATCGGATTCAGCTCCTCAAAGCCCAAAGAGAGGCAGAGCCCGACCCAGCGGTTGTTCAAGCCTATAATGAAGAGATTGCTCGCCAAAGGAAGCTACTAAACGAGTTTAAAGAAGACCTGATGGTCTACACCCCGGCGCTCAAAGCCGCCGAGGAGCAAGCCACAAGGCTCGCTGCAGCCCAGAAAAAGTTAAATGAGCAGTTCCAGGCAGGCAAAGCCCAAACAGAAGAACTGTTTCAAAGTCTGCTCAATACCACAGGAATGGCTGCCAAATTCACTGACGCCGTAGGAAAGGCTGCCAGCGAAAAAGGTTTAGGTACATTTATTAAGGGGTCACTCTCTGCTCAAGCCGCCCTAAGCGTGCTTGAGTCGGTGGGTAAGAAGACCATTGAT